TGCTGAACTCGTCCTGGCTCATCCGCATCACGTCCTTACCGTTGAGGCCACCGCCCAAGGCGTCGCTGTTCAGGCCAGCCTTGGTCGTTGAAGGCGGCTGCTTGGAGACGGCTGCGGCTGTCTTCTTGGCGGCTTCCTTCTTGCGCTCAGCGGCCACGTCCTTGGCATCCACACGCGGGGCCACGGTCGTTGCGCTCTCTTGCTTGGTGGTCTCGGTGGGCACCAGACGCTTGACGGCTTTTTGCAACGCTGCGGTCGGTGTCAGGCCACGGGCTTCGTAGGTCGCCTTCAGATCGACCACGTCCTGGGCCAGCTCGGAGTCGTACGAGTCATGGTCCTGGTTGAGCCGTGGGAACGACTCTTCGATGCGCTCCAGGGCCACGGAGTAGCGCACGCGCTCGACGGCACGGGACTCGGCGGCTGCGGCCTTCATGTCGGACTTGGCCTCAGAGACCTGGGCGTCCAAGGTGCGCAGCTCGCGCATCAGCTTGGCCGCTTCGTCGATGTCGCCGTCGCCCAGGGCTGTGTGGTACTTCTTCTCCAGCTCCAGGATCTTGTTTTCGGTGGCTGTGATGTCCGCGTTCACGGCAGCGACCTGCTGGCCCTGCTGGAACTTGGCCAGCTTCTGGGCCATCTCGTCGCGCTCGGCGCGCATCTTGTCCAGCGACGCCTTGTGGCGGCTCAGCGGGATGCGTGGCTCACGCTTGCCCTTGGACTTGTCCTTGTCCTTGCCTTCTTCGTCGTCATCGCCCTCTTCGCCGTCCTTGGACTCGCCTTCGGCCTTGGACTTGGCTTTGTCGGCCTCTTCGTCATCCTCGTCCTCGTCCTCGTCGCCACCGTCCAGGTCCTTGAGTGACGGGGCCTTGTCGTCTGCTGCGGTGCCGCCGTCGGCGTCATCGCCGGAGGGCAGGAAGTCGTCACCACGGTCGATGGCTCCGCCGCCTGTGCTGAAGTCCTCGCCTGCGGGGGCCATGAAGCGGTTGAAGATCCAATGTAGTTTGGGCATGTGTGTCTCCGGGGGATTTAACGAAGGCCCTTGACGGGCTGTCTGGCTTGGGGTTTTTGTGCAGCGGTTGCTGCGTTCGCTGCCGCCTGCATGCGGCGGTCAGCGGCTTCTTGCTGAGCCTGCTGTGAGCGCAGGGTCATCTCGTCGTTGTGCTCCTGGCGCTGTTGGGCTACCTTCATGAAGTCCATCTGCTGGTCGTGCTGGAACTGACGCTCGGCCAGATCCATCTCGTGGGCAGTCTTGGCGACCTCATGGGAGTTGTCCGGGGCCTGCTCGGGGCCTTCAGGCGGCGTGTTGGCCAGCACCTGGGCCTTGACCATGGTCTCCTGGGTCTTGGCACCCTTGAGCTGGGCATCCGCGTGCTTGGCAGCTGCCTCGCCCTCGGCCTTACTGACCTCGGCGGCTTGGGCGCGCTGCTGGAGCTGCTTCTGAGCCTGAGCCTCGGGGCTGGTCTGATCGCCCTGCATGCGCTTGATGGTGTCCTTCTTGTTCATCAGGCGGCTGGCGTCGATCAGCACGTCGTCAGGGATCTGGACTCCCAACTCCTTGAGCGCCACGGCTTGCTCGAACTGGCTGTCTTCCAAGGTCTCGCGGTGCGGCACGGATGAGATCACGACGCCGTACTCACCCAAGGTCAGGTCGTTGAGGACCTCACCCACGGGCGTGACTTGGTTGATCGTGAAGTCCTCTGTGGCGCCCGTGGCTGGGTCGGCCAGGATCGTCATCACGCGCTCTTCGGAGTAGAACTCCTGCACCAGATCCAGCACGTTACGGGCCAGGATGTAGTCGGAGCGGGTCAGGCTGTCCATCGGCTTGGCCAAGTTGGACGAGCCGGCTTGGCGCTTCTTGTCGATGGCCTTGGCTGCGACGTCCTCGCGGTCAAAGCCCTGCATGGAGTCGCTGATGCCGGAGACGCTCTTGATGTGCTCCTCGGCCTTGTAGGACAGACGGTCCAGGCCGGTAGGCACTTGGTTGGGCTGGATCTTCTCCAGGCCGTCCATCTCGTTGACTTCAACGACCAGACCGGTCTGCGCGCCCTTCTCTTCCAGCTCCTCGACCGTCATGTTGGTCAGGTTGCCGGCCTTGACCTTGTAGCCGGAGTTCGCAGTCGTGTTGATGACGTGCAGCTCCTGGCTGGAGACCTTGTTGAGCATCTCCTGCGGGCCGAGCAGGTTCTCCACGAGGCCCAGGGTCGTGCCACGGCGGAAGAACGGGAAGTACGGCACCACGGTGAAGTGCTTGTACGGGCTCCAGTCGTCGTGCAGGCGCACGTTGTCGGCGATCACGGTCCACTTGATGCGGCGCACGAGCTTCTTGGTGACCTGGAAGCCGAACTTCTCGACGAACCACGCGATCTTGTTGCGGTCGAAGTCCTCCGGGATGGCGCGCATGTCGCCTGTCTCGGGGCTGACGAAGTGTTTTTGCGTGTCCAGCATCCGATACTGGCGGTCCACCAGCCGGATGTTGCGCTGCACGGAGCTGAAGTCGTAGCTGCCAGCGTACAGCGGGTTGAAGCGGTCGCCGAAGCGGTCGCGGAACGCCTGGATGGAGTCGTAGCCGTACGGGAAGAAGCTCTGCTCGCGGTTGCGCAGCAGCTCAGCGTCGTCCTTGTTGTACAGCACCGCGATGTCGTCCGCAGTGACCCACTTGGTCGTGAAAACCTCGTTCCAGGTGTCTGGGTCGTAGTCCTCGCCGTCCGGGTCGATCACCACGTTCTTGGGGTTGATGTTTTCGATGCACACCTCACCCTGCATGGAGTCCCGGTAGTCCAGGCGGACGTCCAAAAAGCCTCGGCTGGTGATGATCCCGTCAGCGAACATGTCGCTGCGCTTCCAGTCCAGCTGGTTGTTGTCGGCGATCTGCTTGAAGACCTTGTTGAGGATGTCCGCAGTCTCTGCCGGCGCGCCATTGCGGGGGCGGAAACTGGTCTCGGCGCGGTTGAAGATCTGCTCGCCCATGACGGTGGAGATCGTCGACAGGATCTTGTTGATCGTCAGCGCCGGCCGACGCACGTTTTCAAGGCGAGCCTTGTCGGCGCGATCCCACTGATCGCCCCGAAAGAACGCGTCGCACTTGTCGGCTTTTTGGACGTAGGCGGAGTGGCCATTGTCACGAGCCCACGCATAGCGGACCCACTGTTTCATCGCCAGATCGGTGTCAATTGGCATGGTGACTCACTTCAGGTAGCGCAGCTTGTAAATCGTCCGCGCCGTCAGGCCGACGACCTCATCCAGGATGTTCTCCAGGGTGGTCTCGCCCAGGGCGCACTTGGATCTGTTTGCCTTCACCCAATCGAAGAAGTCGACGAGGGACGCCAACATGGGGTCTGTTGGCGGTGTGATGGATGGGTAGTCAGTGATCAGACCGAAAGCGCCTTGGTAGGTCTCGGCGTACTGGTCGATGAGTTCCACGAGGCCGTCGTAGAACTCGCTCAGGGCAACGTGCTCGGCAAACGAGCGTGACTGGAGGTGGGCCAGATGCGCGGCGGTGCGCAGCGCAAAGCCCTTGGCGATCAGCTCGTGGCAGCTCACAGCACCATCCCCTTCAGGCCCAGGTACAGCTCGATGAGGTCTGGCAGGGGCAGCAGCTCCAGCTTTTCACGGCTCCAGCGCCACTGGTCCTGAGGCAGGACCGCGTAGGAGGCGGAAGCGTCGTGGTAGGCGATGCCGGAGCGCTCAGCGCGCAGGGCCACGCCCAAGTTGGGGAAGCCCACGCCGATGATGGCGTCCGTGTAGAGCATCTGAGTCATCAGCTCAGCGTCCGTGGCAGCGAGTTCGACTGCCGAGGTGGGCTGGTCGGCTGCGGGCGCGTCGTCCTGGGTATCCAGACCGCCGGGGTCTGTGACCTCCAGGCCGGTCAAGCCCCCATGAAGCTCGTCGCCTTGCCCATTGAGTTCAGTTTGTCCTTCCACGACTTCGGAGCCTTCGCTTGCTGTTGGCGGGGAGGCTCGCGCCCCACCACCATGGTTGCCATCCAGGCCAGCGCGTCGACTTGGTCATCGTGTACGCCAGCCGGGAACCGGAGCATCTCCGCACGAGCGGCGTCGAACCACTGCGCACCATCAGCGAAGCTCACCATCCCCTGCTGCATGCGCCCTTGCAAAGGTCTTGCACGGGCCATCTTGTCGGTGATGGGTTTGAGGAGTTGAGTCGAGGGGTAAAACTTCCGCTCTCGCATCCGCTTTTTAAGAAGAGATTCGATTGCTCGGAAAATTTGACCGTCCTCGAACCCAAGAATCAGGTTTGGACTATACCATTTCTGACAAAGATTTAAGATTGACTCGACGATGAACATACCGTCGCCGCTCTTAAATCTCATCACCTCGGCGACGTGCAGCACGTCGTTCTCGTCCTGCAACCCGACCACCCCGACGGTGTAGTCGTTTTGCTTCTTCTCGCTGATGGCAAAGTCAAAGGCCACGTACACGTTGGCCTTGCGCAGCGGCGGCAGCGGGGCGAGGCGGAAGTGGTCCTTGGTGAAGTAGGCCCCGTCGTCGGGCACCGGGTTTTGCTGGTACAGCGCAGCCCAGAACCGTGGCGGGATTGTCTTCTTGATGGCGTGCAGCTTCTTGGTGTCGTAGCGCTGCGGGTGCAGCGCCCCACCCTTGCCGCGCAGGAAGCGCAACCCGGTGAGATCGACCTTCTGAGCGGCGGCGCGGGCGTGAGCCTGGAGCTGCTCGTAGGGGTCGTAGGTCGTGGGGTCGACGTTGTGGCTGACGTACGTGATCAGATCCGACTGAGTGTCCAGGTACTCGTCGTGCTCCGCGATAGCCGGGTACTTGACCAGCTCGAACTGGTCTGACTCAGGATCGCTGGACATGGCGGTCTGGAGCTTGCCGGCCAAGTCATCGTCGTGCCACCAAGTCTGAATGACCAGCACGCCAGCGCCAGGAGCCAGACGGGTGTAAGCAGTAGAGCCATACCAGTCCCACAGCTTCTCGCGCACGTCCGGGCTGTCAGCTTCTTCGGCGTTCTTGATGGGGTCGTCAATGAGTAGGATGTGAGCGCCCTTACCCGTGATACCACCGCCCACACCAGCAGCAACGTAGCCGCCGCGAGAACCAGCGATCCCCCACTCTTCATTGGCCTGAAAGTCTGGGTGCAGCCGGGTGGAGAAGACAGACTGGTAGGCGGGGTCATGCAGGACCTCTTTGACCTTACGGCTGAAGGACATCGCCAGCGACACGTTGTACGAACAGGCGATGATTTCGTGGTCTGGGTGGTGCCCCAGGTGCCACGCGGGGAACATGCGTGAAGCTAGTTCGGAGTTGTGCGTGAGTAGGTACCCGTGCCCGACGAGGTACTGGTGGTCGGCGGCGGCAACTTGGATACACACCGTGTCGCCCCGCCCAGCTGGGCGGAACGTCAGGAACCGGTGGGGTGTACGGGCGTTGTCACGGCATCGCGCCGCTTTACGAGCCAGTCGCGCAGCGCCCTCCATGTAGAACATGACGCGGTACTTCGGCCCGCAGTCACGTCCGTCGAGCGTCGCACGCCCGTGGATCAAGGACGCCTTCACGCCCAGCGAGCGCACCAGCTCCAGGGTACCCAGGGCAAGGGCCTGGGAGGTCGAGCAGAACTCGACCTGCCCATCCGGCGCGACGTGCCCATCTGTGTCGATCAGCCCCTGCAACAGGGCCACGCGCTGCCAGGGGGCGGCGGTCAAATACGATTGAGGGATGCGCTTGTCGCCGAGCAGCCGCATGGCACGCAACGGCTCCAAAACCCCAAGCAAACCGAACGTCCCAGCCGTCGCCCGGTCACTCGTACGCACGCCTTCGGACTCGACCGCAGCGCGGATCTCAGCGAAGTCCTGCGCGCCCTGCGTGATTGTCGCGTGGTGGCTGCACCCATCACCCAACCAGACCCCCAGGGTGTATGGCGGGATGGGCAGTTCAGTCTCCCTGTACTGGGCGTGCTCGTAAGTCTGGAGCGCAGGAGCGCGGGAGGAGCTGCGGGACGCGAGGTACTTCGTCGACTTCGCCTTATGCACAGGGCGCTTACGGCACAGGCGCACGGTCCATTCGTGCTCTGCATCCACCGTGACTGAGGCGCCATCGTCGGACGTCACCTCAAACAACTCACGGTCTTTCCACACGGGGGAGACTGCCACGACCTGGGTGGGCTTACCGTCCCGACCGAACACAAAGTCGCCGGGGCGCAAAGTCTCTATCGGGCGGAACCCCAGAGGGGTAGGCACAGGTGTACCGACGGCGCAGGCTTTCCCGTGCCGTGGTGGCATCAGGATCATCAGCCGTGGGCTCAGGCCCTTGGCCACGTCCTCGGAGAAGCGCTCCAGGCGACGGGCGATGTCACGGTGGACCCATCCGGCGTCATACCGGGGGTTGATCCGCTGGGTAAAGGG